AGAGCGGTCTGATCTTGTCTAACTGTCAGAATACCAGCACTAACACTGAAGTCCTGAGGACCCTTCAGATTGTTAATTGTACCGATACCAGAGACATAGATATTATCAAAATCAGCCCTTAATTTACTATCAAGGAATTGAGTAACTGTTAATACACCGACTTCAAGATCCTTGTAGTCATTATTGATATAGATTGTGCCACCCATACCAGCGGTGTTGGATGCCTGGTAATACAGTTTGTTTGGTGCGTTGAATGGAACCTTAAAGGTAACAACACCAACCTGGGCACCATTGTTGGTCACACCATCATTATACTGATTATTAAGATCAGCTGTTGGTTGTGTCTTAATGTAGAATGGGAAACCAGCAGAACTCACATGGAACTCGTATTTGGCAGCTCTTTGAAGATAAAGTTCTGGGTCATCAGTATTCTGTGTGAAACCAATACCAGGAGGACTACCCGCTGTAAGATATCTGAACGTATTTGAATTTACCTCTTCAATATTAAATTTAGTATATACTTCCGCATTATTTGCATCAAGAATATTATCTACTGTTACGTTTGTAAACCCGACAGTACCACCAGCAGAGATCTGACCTTGTAAATTTGTACCCTTAATATTACCAGTTACTTCAAGATCACCAAAGATATATGTGGCTGTCGTACCAGTTGACACTGGTCCAATGATGTCAAGTGTGTATACAGGATTGGCTGAATTGATACCAATCTTTTTATCAGCTTTGACTGCAGACAAGAATGTACCACCTACACCGAGATCAAATCCATCGGTGACAGTGACGATACCAGAAAATACACCACGTTGTGCCGTGATGGTTGTTCCAACGGAGAGATTTGAACTAACCTCGGCATCGCCAATGACTACAAGTTTCTTATCAGCCNCAGTGGTACCGATACCAACTTTACCTGTACTATCGTCTGCATATAGAAGGTTTTCGTTTACCTCTAAACCATTCTTTACGACAAAATCCTTATCGATTGCCATTTGGGTTCACTCTCCCCCAACTAAATTTTATTATTATTTATTACTTAATGTAATCAACCTTGGTGTGAGGGTGTAATAAAATGTTGAGTCTCTCTTACCTCCTTTACCAAATCAAGACTATCGTCTGTACAGTACGAAAATGCAATCGAAGTTCTTAAATGATCTGTAAGTACATTGGGGGATGCACCAAAATGTTCGTAATTTGCTGGAATCAAAACCCCTCTGTTAGGTATGTAAGTTGTATATTTGTATTCCTTCTTTTCTTTATCAAAAAATACAAATTCTCCTCCCCATTGAGTATTCCAATTTTCCTCAGTAAATAAGACAACTGTATAAGTACCTGATTCTTTATAATCAATATGAAATGAAGAACCTTGACCACTGGTTTGACCATTTACATGAGACCTAACATAATTCAAATTTTGTTTAATGTATTTCTGTATCTTAAGTTTGATTATACCAGCAGCATCACATATGCATAATATATTGGCCCTATTTAAATTCTTATTCCAACCCCATGAATATCCATCATCAGTATGAGATCTATTTTTAAGAGTCCACCCAATGTATTTAAACTCATCCCTTAGAGCATAAAAATTTTTCGTTGGTAAGATATTATCAATAACAATGGGAAATTCAATATTGTTCATCTTTATTTTATGGTGAACTGACATTAAGGTTAAATGCCAATGACACTCTATCATATGGATCTTTATTTTCAAGGACGGAGTGTCTTAGGTCTGAGGGAAAAATGACCATATGTCCCTCAATTGGTTTGAAATTATAACCCGAGCAGTTATGAAATTCATTCATAAATTGTTCGGAATATGAATCATGTAAACGAAAATGGTTGAATTGATTTTGATTATATGCCTTTAAATTACCACTTTCTAGTGTATTTTTAATCCATAAACATCCAGATAAATGACTCCCTGGATGAATATGAGAAACGTTTTCACTACCCTGACCGTTAATATTCAACCAGCAACTATCTACTGTGACATTTGTTCCACTCTTGAACATCGTACCGACTGTTTCTCCAATATGTTTTTTTAAAAAACTCATACAATCTTGGAAATTGTCATCGTTTTTGATATTAGTATCTGAGTGCCATCCATTTTTATTTGACCTACTGATACCAGGAGATTTTGATCTTAGATCGTAAGCATAATCAATAAACTTATCCCTGAACTCTAAGAATTCAGGGTTAGTATCGGTCCTTGTTACAAGTTGAGGAAATAACGGAATGTATTCAATGTTACCCATATTCACATATCACATATAATAATTATAGAACGAATTTCAATTTAAATCAACTACTAATATCTCCAAATGTCTTCCACATGTTGTTAGTTGTATAAACCCAACCTACCGTACCACCCGCCTCGGGGTTTGCATTGTAAACAATATCACCAGGGTTACCAGCATTTGATGGTGTCGCAATACCGACAGTGATTTGTCTAGAAACAGACGCATTACCTTGAAGGAACAAACTATTTGCTTCGAATCCCTCTGCAGACGTGTTGGTAACTTTTTGTGAGAATTGAACAGGACCGTTGAATTCAGAAAGAATATCACGAGAGTCACCACCATCAACAACGAAGTTTCTTGCAACTTTCAGAACAGAACCTTCAACAAAGTTAAACTCGGAAGTTTCATTCTTCGAACCTACAGTATAAGGATCTTCACCTGTAACTGTTTGAATTGGTGTATCATAAACTTGTTCTCTACCAGTATTAGATGCAATTCTCTTATTTCCGATATAGAAGTCACCTCTATCATTCATACCAGTGTAGTTTACAACACCACCACCAATAGTTTGTGACTGTACGTTGATCTGTTCATCAAGTGTTAATTGTTTTGTCTGTTTACTTGGGAAAGCAGTGGAGTAGTTACCAGGACCATAACCCAAATATTCAAACGTGTGACCAGACGCACGAATAATGGAATTTCTTCTGAATTCAAGTGGATAGAATCTAATCCTGTTAACAACGGACCCAACAACGTGAGTATCTGCAATACTTCCAAAGACACCTCTAAAGACTCTCAATTCAGTATCACCTGAAGTTCTACTCACAGTTCTACTGATTCTCATCATTTCATCATCAATTTGAAGGAAATCACCAATTTGGAACGCATAATTTGTCATATTATTGACATTGATTATGTTTGTGGTTTTACTGGTGATTGCTGCTGAGAGTGTTGTGGAAATACCTGCATAGATTGAAGTTTCTCTTCCATGAAGTCTACCATTACCAACCACAAGGTCACCTGCATTATTGTAAATACCTGCGGGATGAATTCTGATGGTACCACTGGTGGAAGGAGTGACAGTGTTAATACCAACGTCTAAGACTACTGTAGTCAAACCAATCTTATCAACACATGCGAATGTACCGTTGTAGAATGTTTGTGCTGCACCACTGACTGTTACACTGTTGTTTACACGGAAATTGTTGGCATAGTCAGTTGTAACCGTTGCAAGACCAACATCCTTATTATATACGAAACTTGAGGTATCATAAGAAGGACCCATGACAGAGAATGCACCTGGTCTACAAACATCAATACCGAGACCAGTTGTAGTGATACCTGGAGACTCTGAGTCAAGAGGTTCAACTTCAAATTCTTTTAATCCAGATATAGAAGTAATTCTATATTGAGTATTGAACCTTCTACCATCAAAATCATTAATACCAGTGATATTGATAGTATCGTTTCTATTATCATAGATTCTGTTTACAGAACCAGTTGCGACTGTAAATCCAGTGGTTGTTGCAATACCAACAACTCTAAAGGTGTCACCTTCAACAAAAGCACTACCCCCATCCATGATGGCGATGTCAATAATTTCACTAGAACTAGTTCCATCTACAGTGACTAATGCGGTAGCATGTCTTCCAAGTGAACCAGCACCAGTGTTCTCAAGTTTGGCATTGTAATAGTATTGAATGGTAGAGGAACCGTCACCGTAACCTGCGCCAACATTGTCAATGACAGGCCTTGTTATTCTACTTAAACCATGTTCAATATCTGTAAAGATTGTATATGCTGTACCAACATTATTTGAGACAATATCAGTGATACCGACACCAATACCAGTATCTGAGAAAAGTTCTTCTAAAGTTTCTCCAGTGATACTCTTTGTGGGTTCATTGATTTTAACTTCACCAATATTATTTGGGAGAGCGTGACATGCAGATGATTCAGATGTTGATGTAGGATTATCTCTGTCAAGTTGTGGATAAAGATGTTTGACTGGTTGAGGGAAAGCAAAGTCCTCAGTATTAAAAGGTGCAACAGATGGTTTTTGATCTGCATTAATCAAACTTAGATAATAGATACCATCTTGTTCACCATTCTTATAGTCATTAATGGTTGTTACATCGTAACAGAAATAATTACCAACGTAATTTTTTCTCTTAAATGTTGGGAGAGATGTTGTTCTCTGAGACGTATTGTTTGTAAAAGTTCCAGGACTGGATTGAATCTGATTAACAGTGAATGTCTTAGCACTTGTGATACCAGTGACTTCATATGTTCCGTTATAACCAGAGTTACCTACACCAACAGTTGGGAACAGGGAACTAGTAATATTATTGATTTCTACAGTCGATCCTACTGAAAGACCGTGTGGTTTTTCAGTGCTGTAAAAAGCAATACCCGAAACATAATTTGCATCAGAGATGAAACTGAAGTTTCTCAACTGAGCATCGTTGCTCATGTCAACAGATCCTGGGTTGAACTCAAGAGCCACTTCAGTATCAGTTGCACCAGTTACATCACCAGATTCTTGTAAGATATAACTATCCAGTGGTGGTCTTGCAGAATCAGATCCAGTTGATGATGGAATAACAAATCTTACCTGGTGAATTCTATCAGATGACTGTCTCGTATCAACTTGTCTCTCAAAGAATGTTCTTGGTGATGCATCACCCAAACCACCACCAGTTACTTTACCAAAAATGTTATTCTCGGTTGAAGCACCAGATACATTTACGTACCACTGATTTTCAGTAGTATCATACTGAATAGGGTGACCGATATCACCAGCAGATTTATCACTTACTCTACTTTCAACAATCAAAGTATCTCCAAGATTGTTAATACCAATATCATTTCCAGTAAGAGAATCATTAAGGGTCTGTGCTAACTGAATTTGATCAGCACCAAGACCGTCTACGATTGAGAAATAAACCTTATTGTGCTCAAGTCCATCGGGTAATCTACCATCATTTGAAATAACTCTGACAGATTCACCTTGAATAAACTGATGATTTTCGGTAAATGTAAATGTATTGTTCGTGATACTATTGCCAGTAGATACATTTCTTCCAACTCTTCCTACTTTCTTAGAAGAAATTTTCTTCGTAGCATAATTTGTATCTGCCATCACAATTCTGGCACGGAAGTTTGTGGGAGTACCAGATTCTGGGATGATAACTTTTAGTTCATCATCTTTCTTGGCACCAAACCTATACCCTTGAATAGTGGTAATTGGTGGTTCATCAATGTTTGTCTGTTCATAGAGATATAGTCTTGATGTATTCGCAACAGAAGTTGTTTTTGTAATATCAATGGATGAGAATTCAATCGTTGCAACTTCAGGTCTTAATTTTCTTGGAGGAATGACTTGTGTAATGTAACCTACATCATCCTGGGAGAATACATTGTCTTTATATCCTTTTGATATAAGAGCAATCTGACCGAAGTTTGAGTTTGAGTTAGTAACAGAGAAGTCACCACCAGACTCAACTACAAATTGATTTGCATAACCAATCGCAAAGATTGAGACTAATTGAATAAGTGAATTATTCGATGCTTTAATATGGAAGTTTGTATAGTCGGGTCTGTAAACAGCATCAATATCTTTGTGAAGATTTGGAACCGTTGTAAAGTCATCAAAAGTTCCACTAGTAGAATTGTATTTTACAAACGCCTTGTCATCTACTTGAAGACCGACACCAGTGTATTGTGCAACAACCATGGACTTAAATCCATCAGCCTTACTACCATCGGCATGCATACCACACATACCGAAAATCGATCTCAATGATACGTTAAAGACATACGGAGATGCAGATGTTACGGTATCTGTAGAGAGTTCAATATTTGATCCTGTTGGATTAGGTAATGCATCACTAGGAGCATTGGGAACTTCATACTTGAATCCTGTCGTACCATTGACATCTGTATCTGTAATTTCAGTGACAAGGAATGTTCCGTTATATCTGGTATCTGTAACGTTATTAATGATAACATTAGTATCAGTGTTCAGACCCTGAATACCCTCAGAAAGTTTAACGTCGATGATCGTAGTTGCAGTTACACCGTCTCCAGCTTTGATACTATTAATACCAACGGTACCACTTACTGGACCAACAATTCTAAACTCGTCAATTTTAGGATTGATATCTACATTTGCATTAGGATAATCTGGTTCGATTTCACGTCCACTACCAGGTCCATAAGCAATACCGATCTTCTCATAATACATGTCAAGATCAGTACGATCAGTTGTATATGTCAAGAAGTCGTCATTGATATTAACATCATTTCTACCATCAGCATATTCAAATGCAGTCAGTCTATGGTGTGAAAATGTGGGTTTGAATTTATTTGTACTATAATCTTTGTAACATGCCTTATTTGTATCTGCGTCTTTGATAGTGAAAGAGTTTAGATAGCAACCACCAGTGAGTCTAAACAGTGCGGATCTTTCAATCAGTTTATTTTCTGGATTTGGAACGTAGATTGGTCTGATGACACACTTTCTAAGGTCTTGTCCAACAATCGAAACACCTCTTGGTACAACAACACCACCATGGATACTATTCACCTTATACAGGTCATTATTTGTATCGAAGATGTCAAAGTTAGTTGTGTTACTATAGGCAGTGAAGTCACTAGAAGTTACACCACTTCTAAGAGTGAAACTTGAGCCATTAGGAATCCATCCTGGTCTGTTATCAATGTGGTGAGGACCAGGTGCTAAGTAGATCGTTGTCTTTTCAAATCTATCGTTATCTTTTCCTTTCTGATATGAGAATCTAGCAGCTTCAATCAGAGCTCTTTGAATCGTCTTGAAAGGACGAGCCATTGAGTTTCCTTGGTTCTCAATACCATCTGTCGCGTCCAGGTTGTTAGGATCGACATAAAGAATATTACCTTTTACATTCTTCAGAAAATTATCTAAGCGAGATAATGGCATCTGTCTTGCACACGATATCTATTATTAGATATTTATTACATAAAAAAACCTCCCTTGTAGGGAGGTTGATTACCACAATGGGCGTCCTTCACACGGCTCTTACATTATAACATTAGATCATATCGTTGTCAAGTAGATACTCTACTGTATTGGCAACATCATTCATAGCATCACGAAGTTTTTCACGATTTCCACTCTCTTGAAGTGACACATCTTCATCGGACGTAAGTGTCCATCTCCATTCTTCCATGTCATTGGAATACCAGAAGTTGACTTTCATGTGTTTTGTGTAGTGACTGCTCTCGCATCGAAAATACAATCTAAGTTGTATCTCCTTCTCATCATTATATATCTGAGGTTCAGGTGTTTTGTATGGGTTTCTTGATTTGACGTATATTTTGTCGTATTTGGTTGGTGTAAGTGGCATGTATGTTTCGTATTAGTAAGTATTCTAACAACGAATAACGAAATACTCAATTCATAATGCGAGTGGGGGGACTTGAACCCCCACGGGATTAACTCCCAACAGATTTTAAGTCTGGTGCGTCTACCGATTCCGCCACACTCGCAGATTCATCAATTCGTCTCACCGTTTCAATGAGAACCTCCACACCATTATAACACATTTCATCGGTTGTGTCTTCTTTTGGAGAATGACTGATTCCACCAATGGATGGAACAAAAATCATACCCATAGGACAGAAGGTAAAGTTTTGAGCATCATGTGACGCCCTTGAAGGCATCTCAATATATCTCATCATCAGTTCACCACAGGAATCTGAAATGTATTCCATGATAGTAGGATCACACAATGCAGGTTCTGATTGATGTTGAATCTCGTATCTAAGATCAAACTTCTTACAGACATCCTCCACAAACTCTTCCATCTTATCAACATACAAATCCCTGACTTGTAGAGTAAAATCGACTCTACCAGGAATCACACTGAATGCATTGGGAGATACATCCAACACACCTACAGTGGCAACAAGACCATCTGACTCTTGTGCCTTCTCATTGATATAAGTAATGATCTCTGCTGTTTTGACCAGAGCATCATTTCTCATATTCATAGGAGTCGTTCCTGCATGGTTCTCTTGACCAAATACAGATACTGAACATCTCCTCTGTCCTACAATACCTTGAACCACACCAATGTCAAGTTGTTGAACGTCAAGAACTGGACCTTGTTCGACATGAAGTTCTAAGAATGCCTTGATATCTGGTTTACTGGAACAATATCCAACGGAACCACTCATGGTATTTTCTTCATCGTAGAAGATAACCACTTCAAGGGGAGACTTGATCTGTCCCTCTAATTTCTTTACAACTTCAAGACCAGCAAGAACACCAAGTACACCATCATACTTACCTGCCGTAGCCACAGTGTCTGTATGAGATCCAATCACGATAGGTGGACCTTCACCAGGGACCTTACCAATAATATTACCATAGGTGTCTTTGTAGACGGACAGACCGTCTTCCAACATCCAGTTGATTACCAAAGACTTTCCACGAATATCATCAATACTTCCTGCTGCTCTACAAATACCTTCTGGAGTTTTTCCTATCTTAGCCAGTTCTTCAATACGTTCAATCAGATTCATATGTAGCAGGATTTAAACGACAGTATTCATTAAATGTGA